CCTTAGAATTGGATTCTAGGGCTTAATTTTACTATTTAATATATTTGCATGAATAATTCTTGTATTTCTGGGTCTTCTATTATCATTTTATCTATATTTAGGAATGTTTGCCTTAATTCTTTCATGTCATGGGCATATGTATTCACACCCTGATTACCTTTTTTAGTCATTGTGTGTCTTGTTGTTCCAGATGACTCACTTTCTGATGTTGCTGAACTAGAACTGTTACTTTCTGATGTTGCTTCATCTGTTGTTTCACCTGTGGAATTACTTGTATTTTTATCCCATGTAATTTCATCTGCATGATCTACTGTATCTATTCCACTAGCACTAATTGATAATATATCGCCCTGTGGTGTTTCTGTCTTTACTGTTTTACTTTCATTTGCCATATTTGTTTCTGTATTTGATTTGCTATTTGTATTTGTTGTATTTCCAGATGTACCACTTGTTTCACCTTTTGCACTTCCTGTTGTTTCTTCTTCAAAAGTTTCCACAATATCCACATTTCCAAATGGATCTTCTATTGTTTGCATTATGTCGTGTGATTTATACATTTGAACATAATAAGGCATGATTTTATTCATTTTAACTTTAAATTCATGAATAAACCTTCCAGGTGTTTCATGTGCTATCTCTCTAAACATATATTCATCAAATATTTTTTCATTTAATTGTTTTCTAGTAGAAATATAAGGCGGTGGTGGGTCTTTTTCATACATTGGATATTCTGACAGGGCTTTTTCTAATTCCGCTCTTGCTATGGGATCATCTAGTATTGTTTTTAATACCATTGTATATTTAGCATTAATCATTCTCTGCACCTTCTTTCTCTTCTTTATTTGGTTGTGGGGCTTTGGTATCCTCTTTCATGAATTTTGCAAATTCTTTACTTAAATCCACCATTTCAACACTGATTTTTGTACCAAATAATTTGTTAATTTCTTCACATGCTTGTTTACGAGTTTGTAACATTACATTTGCTGAATATTCTACCTGCTCATTATTAGCCTGTACTTCATCATCAACTAATCTTTCTTTCTTATCCTGGTTTGCATTATTTATTCCTAAGAATGTCATAATTTCATTCCAGATAGCATGTTTTTGTAATTGTAATTTATCAAATACAATAGGTGCATTTGTTTTTAATACCTCAAATACATCTGCTGTTGAATCCAGCGATTTATCTACCATGATTTTTATTTCATTGTCTGCATATTGTTTAAACATTTGATTCAATGTGTTTTTTTGTGCTGATGAACATCTGATTATTATAGGTGTTTTTTGTGCTGTGGTATTTACATCTATTGTTCTTGTAATATCTGCTAATCTCCATGCAAACAATTTAATTGTGTTTGCTGTTGGAATTCTAGCAACATTATTTTTAATTAAAACAATTTCTTTGCCATTTACTAAAGGCTTTTTTGCTGTGTAATTTGTTCCATATGGATTTAATTTTACAGGCTCATCATAATTATTATATCCACCATAGTCCGTAACTTTTGTAACCATTTCACCTACTATTTTATCTCTAAAAAATCCACATTCGCCATCATGATATAGATATTTTTCTATCCATTCACTTTTGATTCCATTAGGTAGGTTGTTCCATTTGAATAAACTTCTTGCTAACATCATTAATCTATAATAATAATCTGTATATGTAAGATTATTTAATTTCTGTGCCATTGATTCAAAACTCATCACATTATAATTTCCCATATTCTCACCTCTATTCTGTTATTGCACCACTTGTTAATGCTATTGCATTAGTTAGTGAATAATTTTGTATTTCATCTGCATTTCTCCAAAATGTAATTCCGTTATTATAACAATTTTTAATAACTTGCATATCTTTCATTGGTATTGCACCATCAATATTTACATCTATTGTTTTTGTGTACCACCAACGGCTTCTATGCTCTTTGTTTGGTAGTTTTACCTTATTTACTTTATATCCGAACATATCCAGATATTTATCAATTATTTGTGCATATTCTTTTTTAATACACATTTTATAAAAATGGAATGTGTTTTTACTGTCTGATGTTATTACATCACCACAGTTTAAATTCCCTCTTGCTTGTGATGGCATCATTTCATGTTGTTGTTGTTGCATTAATGCACCAGATATACCAGTTACACCACTTGTTAAACCATTTGCAACCATTCCTGCACCTGCTAATGCACCGCCACCTGATGCCATTAATCCTACTCCTGCTACAATTTGCATTGCTGAACTTATGGAATTTCCTGCAATATTAAGTTGATCACTTGTAATTGTATGACCTGCAATGTTAATACTGTTTTGTGTTAACCAGTTTGTGTACATATCAGCAGTAAAATTACAGATAGGGAATTTTCCTAAATTCAATGATTCTTCATCATTTGAAACAGCACCTTTATAATTTTTTGGTGTCATTCTTATTGAGCATCCAGGTGTTAATGCACCCTTTACCTCAAATTCACAACCATTTGAATTAAATAATTCATATTTATAAATAGCACTTCCACCGTTGTTATTACTGCAATATAAATAATTATATGGATAGCAAAACAATTTTTTGTTTCTTGGTGTATATCCATCCATTGATGTTAAATTTTTGTCTTTTGCTATGTTATATGAATATGGTGTTTTGCTTTGTTGTACTTCTCTAAATAACCCTGCTGTATTTAATGGTGCTAGAAATTTAGGTGCTAGGAAAATACCTGTTATACTGTCCGTTTTTCCACTATTCGCATATATTTCTAGTACTATATCAATAGCATCTGTTGATTCATATTGATAATATTTTACACCTGAATAAATCCCATTATATACACCACTTCCAGCAGGTGTGTCTGATGCATCACCAGAAATAGGCTGAGATGTTGCACCCATTACATAAGTAAAATCTTTTAATAAATTATCTAGTGTTGAATCTGTTTCGTGTAGATCACAAATGAATTCTCCTGATTCTAATCCTTCTGGAAAAGTATGTTTTCCTATTGTATCATCTGATACATGTTCCCTTTCAACAAATGACTGTTTAACAGTATAATCAAAAAACCATGTCTGTATATAGTCTGTTTCAATATATACATCTGTTCTACCATCATCAATATATTTTAAATCTGTAATAAATGCATAAAACCATTTATTTGAATATGCTGTGTTTTGATACATCACATAATTTACATTTTGTAAATTATCAAAATGGTCTGGAACTCTTATAAAATTATCTTTCCTCTGGTATGAAAAATTTGTATAACTCTTTTTTACTTTACTTGCAAAATAACTTTGCTGATTTTCTTTGCTAGTAAAATATAAAGTGTTTTTATAATCATTTTCCAAAGGTACACTTAATAAGTATACCTTTGTTATATTTTTATCCGCCATATTTTCCCCCTTATTCTTCTATCTTTATTAAATAATTTAAGGCTGGAAGTGTAATGCTTTCTGATTTTATATTATAGACAACAACTTTTACATGCTGTGAATCACTGTATTTTGCTTGTAATATAAGTCCATCTGGTAAATTAAGTGTTAATGCTTCAACATCAAACATTGATTCAAGTTTTAAGTTTGGTGCAGGTACATAAAATGCAACCTGTGAATTTGCTTCTATTGTTCTTTCATTATCACTATGTCTTATTTTCATTCTCTTTTTTGCAAAAAATGAATTACTTGCATCTTGTGTAAATGTTACCCCATTTATTACTGCACCTGAATTAATATAATCTAATATTTCAATACTACCAATATTATTATTTTTAATTTCTAGGTTGTTTGCTTTTGTTTTTGCATACATTCTAATAAATATATTATGTGTTCCGTTTGCTATATTATTATTTATTGAAACATTTTCACATATTGGGTTATTTAATAGTATTCCAAAAATATTTGATTTTATTATATTTGAATCTATAACAACATTATCAACATTGCCTTTTATCATAATACATCCTTGATAATCACCATTGTTTGCACCTTCAAAATATAAACTGTTTGCTGATATATTAATGCTATCAACATTTTGAATATGTATTAATGATGCACCAGATGGTGATGGGAAAATACCAAAGTTTTTAATAACATTGTTTATTATATTTACTCTTTTTATTAGTGTTTCATCTGTTGATAAAAGAATAATACCCTGGTTTAATGCATCCGTATTCCATTTATTTGTGCTTGTTCCCACGATTATATTATCTGATATTATTAATTCACTATATTCATATTCACTTTTTACAGATGTTAAGTCTATTCCATTTCTAACATTTTTAATTGTGTTATTTGTTATTTTTAATTTAGTAAATCTATGTGACATTATCGCATCCCACATTGGATTATTTACTAATTTGTTATTATCAATAATAGAATATTCCTGGTGTGCTGTTTCTTCATCATCTGTTGCTTGTATTAAATATGTTGGGTATGATTTGCCATTATCAAATGTTTTCACATCATGCACATAATTTTCTTTACAAACAAATTCACTTTTTGAAAGACATACACATATATGACTTGCTTGTGAAACATCATTATTTTCAACTAAAACATTTTTTGATGTGCCGATATTAATTCCTGTAAATGATCCTTTGACATTACATTCTTTCACTTTAATATTATTTGAATTTGTAATGTTTATAATAGCATTTAATAGTGTATATCCTCTAAAGTCTATTTCGCTTTCACTCATGTTATAAGTGTTTGATGTATCCACAGTAGATTCTAAATTGATATTTGAAATTATTACATTTTCTATTCCATCACCTACAAATATTTTAGGTAAAGGACTTATGATTTTTGCATTTTGTCCCATTATAATTAAATTAGATTTTAATTTAATTTCACTACTTACTTTATATGTACCAGGATGAAAATATACATTGTTTGCACTGTTTATTGCATTTTGAATTGCAAGTGTGTCATCTGTGATTCCATCACCTTTTGCCCCAAAATCTTCTGGTGTTGCAAATAATCTTTTTAATAAATCTATTTCATCATTAAGTGCTTCAATAATAATTGTATCTAGTTCCCCTGATTCCAGCATAGAATCTAATAAACATCTTATTGTATTACTTAAATTATTTTTAATGTATTTGCACATTTCAGCAATTTTTCCATCATGACATAATAGTTTTGCTTCTGTTGTAGTTGCTAGTTCTTTTATTTCTCTTTTAATTTGTTTTAATAATATTTTTATATCATTTGGTGTAGAAGGTAAAGAACATCCCTCTACACATGATTTTGTTATACTCATAATTTATACCTCCTTTTATCCATTGTGTTGAACAACTTCACCGAATTTCTTCCACGTTCCGTGTGTTCCTGCTGTTGTACAAACCCATCCAAGGAATCCATTATTTGTGTAGTCTTGAATCAATACCTTGTCACCAACATTCCATGTTCCATCTGTTACACCCCAAACACTAGATGATATAAACTCACAAATACCGCTTTTGATATCTCCTTTAGTTGTGTTAGTTCCAGCAAAATTGAACCAATGTGTACCCATTTGAGCAATTACATTTGAAACAAAATTGATTTGTGATTTATATGAATGGTTATCTAATTCAAACCCATATTTTTGTTCTGTACCAGATATATTATTTTCACATATATTTAAATTAAATGATTGTTCACTCTTTATTGCTGAATATGTATTGTTTGCAGACTGTGAATTGTTTTTTATTGAATTTCCAATTACTCTACATGCTGATGCTAGTAGTAATCGTATTCCATGCATACCACATTTTTTAATTATATTGTTAAGAATTGAACAATGTGTATTATTAGAAATAAATACTCCATTTTGACCTGCTTTTGATATTTGGTTATCGCATATGATTACATCATTTCCTGTTGTTTCAATATATACACCGTTTAATTTACAACCATTTATAATATTTGCTTTTATTACAACATCACCTTTTGTTGTACCAACAACAATTGCATTTCCAATATTAGAATTCATTCCTAAATTTTCAATTCTATTATTTATAACCTCACCATATGATTGACCACCCATCGTAATACCCCATGAGTAACCCCAATCATCGTTGCCACAATCTATAATTGAATTTCCATCAAACAAAGCATATACAGGGTCAAGTGCTGGTGCTGTTTCAACATCAAATCCACCGCAACCACAATTATTTGCTGTATTGTGAACATATTTTGTTTGTTTTGGACCTACTATTTCACTACCACCTATAACACCATCACTATGAGTATTTGCAGATGGGAAACGACCACAATTTTCAAACGTACAATCTTTTACTGTTAAATTTTCGCATGGATACCCTAAAAGCCCATCTCTTTCAATTGTGTCAAATATACAATTTGATATATACCCATTTTTACATTTACTTAGCATAATACCATCAATTGATTTTGTGTGACCTTGTGAATATCCAACATTTCCACAATTTTTAATTACACTGTTTTTAACTGTTATACTATTAAGATATTGAGCAAAACATCCGAATACATCTTTTTTGTTACCATCTAATGTCAAATTTGATATTTCTACATTTTCGCTGTTTGTTCCTACAATTCTAAGAATAGATGTGTTTGAATTACTATCTTTCATTTTTAATACAGTGTTTTGACTACCTGTAATTATAATGGATTTGTTGACATCTAATTTATCAACTAGATACACACCATCTGGTATAACTATGTTACTATGCAAATTTATTGCCTCTTGTATCGCCTGAGTATCATCTGTTACACCATCACCTACTGCACCGAATTCTTTTACATTGATATATGGTAATATTATATTTTCATCTTGCATAATCTGGTGTACAACCTCTGTTGTTGTATCGTATATATTTGTTTTCATATATGCAACTGCTTGTGCAATTTCTTTATCTTGACTTTTTATTTTTTCATCTAACATAGCAATATAGTCATGCATTGTTTTTGTTATGTAATTTTTAAAACATTCATAGTCTTTATTTGTAGATGATTCAAATGCTTCTATATTTGCATTTATGTCATTTACAAAAGTATTGTATTCATCAATTAAATCCTGCATTGTTTTATATAATTTTTTAGTCATATCTAATACTGTTGCTGACTCTAAATCACAAAATGCAGGTTGTAAATTATTAATATTCCATGTTGGTAATCTCTTCATTTATTTTTTCATTCCTTTCTTATAAAAATAGGGGTGGTGGATTCTTCCACCACCCTGTGTTCTTTTTGGGTTTTTTGAACCTTTATTAACTTATCTACTCTTCTGTTGCTTCTCCTTGTTGAATATCAACTGTTGAGAATGCAACCGCATTAACTAAACAACTTGCAGATATTGTTTGCCAGTGGTGTAAATAGAAGTTAGTATATAAACCTTCAGGATTATAGAATGATGTAATTTTATAATTATCATCATAAATTTGTGGAAAGTCTATATCTATTAACATAGCCTTTACCCCTTCAATTGGGAAAAAGTCCACAGGAATTTTACGTGCTAAAAACTCTTGTTTTGTTATATTAAAAGCATTAGCAAGTACATCAACATCAAAAGTTACATCTGTATCAGTATCAATAATAATTACTTGACTTGGTACATCTGTAAATGTTTCAAGTGCTTTGTCATCATCTTTTTGTGCTGTTAAATATCCATTATATTCAACACTTGGATATGTCATATTTCTTGAAACAGTTTTTAATTGTTTAATGAATTTAGTTGCATTAGATGCTGAAGCATTTGGGTCTGCAATTTTTATAACTTTAACAAAACCTTGTTCAATAGCATCTTTAAATAAGTTTTTGAATAATAAATATTCATCTCTTTCATCACCATTCATTAAACTATTGATTATTTTATTATAGAATACTCCAAAGTCTGCAAAACTTCTGAATGCTGATAATAAATCATCATCATTGATAGTAACTTTATATTTACTCTTTCTATTTCTTGTATGATATATTCTTTTAACTTCAGGTAAATTTCTTTTTAATAAATCTACACCTTCAGGATCATATACATCACCTTTAGCAAATTGGATAAATATTTCTTCAATAGTATTACCCATTGGTTTTTTGCCTTTTTTAAGCATATGTAAATGGTTTTTATAGTTTTTATCATGAATATGTCTGAATGCGACATTGTTCATTAATAACCCTAAAAACTCCTCTTTTAAATTTTTGTCGTCAACGATTGTACGACCTATTTCATCTAAATTTTGTTCTGTTACTTCAGGTATTAATTCTTTAAATCTTTCTGAAGCATTTGAACGGATAGTTTGTAACATTAATTCAAAATCCATTTTATTTT